ATCATCATTATCATTGCTAGTAGTAACATAACCTGCTCCATTAGCAAGTTGGGAGTTATCGGTAATATAATTAGCATTAGTTGCTCCGGTATAACCTAAATCTGCTAGAGTTAAGGTCCTGGAAGATATTGCAGTAACAACGCCATCAGTAAGAGTAACATAATCAACAATAGTAGAACCCGATCCGGTAATATCAGTATCAGTACCAATAATTGTATTATACGTTCCTGCTACTTGATTTCGTGTATCTCTAGGGTGTGATGTAGAACTTGCTGCGTGATCATAGGCCCAATTAGAAGAAACACTTTCTCCTGTAACTCCGTTAACTGGGGTATCATCAATTCCTCTCCATGTGTTAGCATCAACACCACCTATATTATGAAAATCATTTGATGCTGCTGCCTTAACATCTGCTAAAGTAACATCATCCTGGTTTAATTGAGTTTCGGTATAAGTAGTATTATTATCAGGTACTACCACCGATCCTCCATCTGTCAATGAAATAGTATGGCCTACTATTGATAATGTTTGTATTTCGTTTGTTGTCGAAGCATCTGCTGCAACAAAATCAAACTCATTAGCGGCATCATCATAAGTAACAGTAATTCCTGTTTCCGTATTCCCTGTAACCATTGAACCTACATAATCCTGAACAGTCTCCTGAGATAGTTGAGTATTATTATCAGGCACTACTACAGATCCTCCATCGGTTAAAGAAATAGTATGGCCATCAATAGATAATGTTTGTATTTCATTAGTCGGTGAAGCATCTGCATCATTAGGTGAAGTAATGAATCCATAAGAATTATTCCAATTTGTATTGCCATCGGTAATAAAGCCGTAAGAATTGTTCCAATTTGTATTTCCATCAGTAATATATCCTGCTCCATTAGTCAACTGATTGTTGTTAGTAACAGTCGAAAGTTGAAATGATGATGAAGCCGTAGTTAATGTTGCAGTAGAAATAACTCCCTGCTTTGCAATGAATAATTGACCTGTGGCAATGTTAAAAACATGATCTCCGGCAGCAATATTTTCCCCTAATGCTGTTGTAGCATTTGTTATTCTTAATACCTTAGAGGGTACTACTTGGGCCTGTGTTATTAAAACACCTACTAAAAAAACTAATATTATCCAGAATCTTCTCATTCTATTAATAATTATATGTAACTGTAACTTTATCGTATTGCAATACTGCTAATCCTATTGTTAATGTAGATGAAGTAAGAGTATAATCAGAAGGATCTAAAACTTGTCCATTTAAACTTACAACTGCACCTGCTGTTTGCGCTGTATGCGAGAGTGAATGTGCCGTAGGTGTGCTGTTATCTTCCTCAAAACTTTCTGTGAATAAAACAAAGTTATTATCTGCACCGGAGGCAATACCTTGTATTTTATTATAAAGGGCAGAAGTTAAAAGACCTGCTTCTGTTCCTGTAGCAGGAGGAAGTACAACATCATTTGCTCCTCCATCGGAGGTTATTCCCATTGTTGTAGTGGTCTTTGTGCCAATGGAAAGCGAAGTTGGTTGGTTTGTAGTTTTCGCTGTATTGGCAGCAACTGCTGATGTAAGATCTGTATTAGGTACATTACCTAGACCTACATCAGATTTTGTAACCGAGTGAGGATTGCCTGTTGTTGTTGTCCTATGCGTAGTATTTGAGGAAACTGCTGCTGCATCAGTATAGGATATTTTTGCTGTGTTGGCAGCAACGGCAGCATTTGCTGATACTCTTGCATCAGTATAGTATAAATTTCCTGACTCTGGCATATCTGCTGTTGAAACTTGCCCTGCGCTTGTTCCCCAGTTTATATGTACATCATCAACTTTATCATTTCCAATAGTAAGAGTAGTAGAACCGGAAACATCGCCAGTATGTGTTTGGTTTGTAACCTTCGCTGTGTTGGCAGTAATAGCATTTGCTTGCGTTGTAGTTATACCAACTTTAGCATTATTTGCTGTAATATCTGCTGCTTGCTGTGCTGTTATACCTGTTTTAGCCGTATTTGCAGCAACACTTGCGTTTGCTGAAACCCTTGCCTCTGTGTAAAATAATTTAGTACCTTCTGTTATGTCGCTAGTCGAAACTTGCCCTGCGCCTGTTCCCCAATCAATATGAGTATCTTTTACTTTGTCTGCTCCAATCGTTAATGCCCCTGAGCCTGTTACATCGCCTGTATGTGTAGCATTAGTAACTTTCGCTGTATTTGCAGCCACAGCACTAGTAAAGTCTGTATTAGGTACACTCCCTAGTCCTACATCTGCCTTAGTAACCGAGTGGGGATTCCCTGTTGTAGTTGTGCTGTGAGTAGTGTTAGCAGCAACATCAGAAGCATCAGTATAAGATATTTTAGCCGTATTAGCAACTACATCTGCATTAGCCGAAACTCTTGCATCAGTATAAAACAACTTAGTACCTTCTGTTATGTCAGTAGTAGAAACCTGACCTACACCAGTACCCCAGTCAATATGAGAATCTTTTACTTTATCTGCCCCTATTGTCAAAGCCCCTGAACCAGTAACATCGCCTGTATGCGTAGCGTTTGTTACTTTTGCTGTATTTGCAACTACTGCTGAATTGGCTGCTACTCTTGCATCTGTGTACCACCAATTAGTAGATCCTTCCGGAAGATCATCGGTAGAAACCTGGCCTGCACCTGCTCCCCAGTCTATCATTGTTTCTTTTACTTTATCAGCCCCAATGGTTAATGCTAAGCCACCTGTTACATCTCCGGTATGTACGGCATTTGTTATTTTAGCATTGTTGGCTTCTATATCTGCTGCCTGCTGTGATGTTATACCAACTTTAGCAGTATTCGCTGCTACTGCTGCTGTAAAGTCTGTATTAGGCACATTTGCCAATCCTACATCAGATTTTGTAACTGAGTGAGGATTGCCGGAGGTAGTACTTGCGTGAGTAGTATTAGCCTCAATTTCTTGTTTTACCTGGCCCGTCAATAAACCTGCCTCCGTAACTGTAGCAGCAGGCATTATTAAATTGTCTCCTGTACTAGATGTTATTTCATAGGTCGTTCCTGTTACGGTCCCTGTGCCTAAATTTGTTATTCCCGATCCATTGACAATATCAAAGTTTGATGATGCTGTCGTTAAAGTCTCTGTGCTTGCTGTAGCAGTATTTACTATCCATAATTCGCCTGTGGCTATATTATAGACCTGATTACCTACACTAAGGTTTTCCCCTATAACTGTAGTTGCATCTGCTATTCTTACTGTTTTTACTGGCGTACCCTGTGAGAAGGATAATGAAATGCCTAAAAACAAAACCGTTATTAATAATAATATTTTTTTCATTTTCATTTACGTTTTATTTTGTGATAGTTAAGTAGTCGTATTGTTTAATCGGGATTAGAATATTTAGCGTTGTAGTACCTACTCCTTCCCATTTATCTGACGGCAAAGCCACTCCATTCAACCAAACCATACTAGTAGGCTTTATAGTAAAACCAGTATTAATAGTTGAAGAAAAAGTTAAATAAACTTCTAGTTTTTTATGTTCATAATCACTTAAGTCCTGGTCTCCGGTATTAATTCCTGATACATTATCTAAGGCAACCCGGTTAAAATGAAATATACCATCTTCGTCTATTAAACTAATTCTGTTTTTAACTTCCTCAATACTGTCATTAATTATAAGTATTGAAGAGTTTAAATAACTAAAGTTGCTATTAGTCTTAATAAACGCATCCCTTAAATTATCGCCTTTGCCATCATTAGGATAAGTACCTATATTAATAGTTTGGACCTGTCCTATTGAGACATAAGCAATCAATATGAATATAATTGACACTAAAACTCTTCTCATTATATTTTTTCACTTTATGTAGTTAATGACAATATTGATTCATGTACTTTTTCTCTAGCCATTCCTGATAATCTCTCTTCTCCCATTATCTGTAAAACTTCTGCTGCACAATACCATACATAAGGTATAATTAGATTATCCGGGATTGTTGTTGCATCCTGCTTTTTTATATACAATGCTTCCTCAATCACACCTTCAACACCTATTGGTAAAGAGTAATACCATAAATATCCATTCTTAACTACTACTGTTGGTTTAGATACTCCCCCTCTGGTAATAGCATTTGATTGAAGTTTATATTTTGGATCAGCAGGAGTAATAGAATTAGTAACATCCCTCTCCCATGTTAGCATTTTAAAAGAATGCAGTTTTAAATAATCAGCAGGAAGATCTACTTTTCCAATTCCTTCTTCTGTATATCTCACATGTGTGCTGCCCGCAAATGATTCAGGAGAAAGTAAAGACGAAGGGATGCTTAACGCAAAACTATTAGCACTATCATCCACAATATTTGAGGTAACATCTATTGATGGGTTTAATTCCACATCGCTAAAAGGTTCTAACTCATCAATCCTTGCCTTTACTTTATTTATAACTTGTTCCCTAGTCATATCTTATTATTTACTCCATGTTTGGAAATGCAACATTATTCTTATTTGCAGCGTTTTCAATCGCTTTAGGATTGGCTAATGCTTGTTTTTTTATCTCGAATTTTTCAGCCAAATAATCTCTTGCTTGTTGGTAGTTAGTAACTTCTTCTACTACTGTTTTTTCATCATCAGGCCCATCTGAAACTATCTCCTTTTTAGAAGTTTTCTTTTTTTCTGTTGGCTTCTGTGCTTGTTTTTTAGAAGCATCTGGATCTACTGTTACTTCAAGTTCATATAATGTATTAAAACCAGGTCCTTCTTCTAATGCTTTTTGTAGTTTTTCGTCTGCCGTAGTGAAAAAGCCCATTACTTTATGCGTATAGATTGCACCCCCAATAAAGTCAACAAAAACCTTTTTACCATCTACCATTGCCTCGTGGTGTAATTCTCTATATTTTAATGATCTATATAATTTTAACATGTTTTAATGAATTAAAAAAAGGGGAGGGAGCATTTTACCCACCTCCCCTTTTTAGGTTTACACTTATTATTTAGTTATCTATGCGGGTGCAATTACTGCGTGAGTATCAGGATTCTTAACCGCTAAACAGAATGCTTCTGAAATATTATCTGCATCTGCAAGTTTTTGACCTGAACCTTTTAAGTCAATAGATTTAGTTTCTAATGGCTTAAATACATGTTTTTCAATATTCTGCATGTCAAGCACTAGACCTTTTTGATCATAACCTAAGTCAGTTAACGTGCTGTGGTGTTTAACTAACAATGTTCCGAAGTTGGAAACAATCTGGTTAAACTTAATACCCCATTTAACTACTACATTTTCTCCGGATAACTGCTTTTGTACAGTAGGTATAGCACCAATATTTTTCATAAGAGTACTTCCTGCAAACAACACTCTGGTATCAGAGCCATTATTTCCAGTAAATATATCTTTAGTCCATCCAATAAAAGTATCGTCATTTATCGCAGCAGGATTGTAAGTCAACGCTTTTGAGATACTTCTCATAACACCACCTGACATATATTTATAGTTTTCATCTACATTATCATACGCTTTGATTTTGTAACCCACTAAAGAAGTTAACTCCATCCTTCTACGAAGGTCATAAAGAGCCTCTGATCTAAAATCGTTCATGTTCCATTGAACCTCTTTATCATGTAGTTTCTGATATAATCCCTCTTCAACCTGTGCCATGTGAATCTGGCAGTAGTTGCTTGATTTTTGAGGCATTACTGCGTAAGCGTTAGTTTGTGCATCCAATTCGTTCTTACTGTTACCAATACGTGTAATCTTTGAAGTAGATGCTGTTAATTCTGGTAAGTCTCTTTGCGCTGCGCCCAATCCATTAAGAGCAAGTACTGTTAACACACTAGTACTATTATTCTTTGCTATTACATTAAATACAATCTCATGGCCGTCTGATCCAGTAGTACCTTGTAAGAAGCCGTTATCATCAACACTCCATATATGAATGTTGTTTACTTCAATTTCGTGAGTAGTCCAGTCTGTTGATGCTGTCCCTGTTGCTGCTTTATTAGTCTTAATACTATCTGCAACACCTCTGGTTTCTACAGCATAATACTCGGTTTCCCATGAATTGATATTCTTAACAATACCCATTTCACGTATAATTGTGTCTAAGGGGTTAAGGTCCGGCCTTATTAGTGTTATCTTTTTATCAATAGTATTTGACAGTAAAGAGGAAGAGGCTGCTGATGCTTCTTCTGTACTTACTGTATCTTGTACTACTGTTCCGGCTGCTGCTGAAAATGCAAGCCCAATTCCACCACCGATTAAGGTAGTAATTTCTACAAGCCCAAATAGGCCATCTGTTGCCACCGCTACAACTAAGAGCAAGAAGGCAAATTTTCCAATATTAAATAGTGTCCTTTTCATTCGTCTGATATTTTAGTTATTAATAATTGATTTTTTTTCGTTTTTCTTCCTGCTCATCTATAGCATCAAGCCAGGCATTTTTTATTTTAGGACCGCTATCCTGTTCCAGATTGGATGCATCAACCTTTGGTAAGCCGTCCCCTGTTTTTTTATTATTATCCTTTTCTTTTACTGCTTCGATTTTCTGATTTAGGGTATCAACTTTTACTTTTTCTGTTGCTTCCGCTATTTCATTATCGGCATTCATAGCCCGGTAGAAGTTTGATAATATTTCTTTAGTAACCTTCTGTTTAGTAAGATTACTTACCATATCATCAATTTCATTAAAGAATGCTTCTGCCGCTTTATCATCAAGGTTTTGTTCTTGAGCAAAAGCAATCATTTCCTGGACGGAAGCCTCTTGGTTTTTTGCTATTTCTGCCTGATATGCTTCTGATTCCTTTTGTCTTGCCTCCCTGTCTTTTAGCCCTTTATCCCATTTTTCTCTATCTGGATCACCTTCAACTGGGATAATAGAATCAATGTCAATATTTCTTGCTAGAGCCTCTTCTAGTGATGCTCCCTGCATAACGTCCCTTACTGCTCCGGCTAACTCTGGTACAGCATTAAGACTTTTAATCATTCTATCATTGATTTCCTGATTTTTCTTTTTGTATTCATTTAATTCATCAAATTGTTTATTGGCCTCCTGATAAAACATATCATTATCCTCAGAATCCCATCCTTCAATACCTTCTCCGAATCTTTCTCTGAAAGTTTTTCTGTAGTCAGGTTTTTCATTAACTACTTCATTGGTTTCATTGGTTTCATTGGTTTCGTTGGATTCATTGGATTCTGTTGCTTGTGCTGTGTCTGCATTATTTCCTAATCCGTTGCTTGCTGCATTAGATTCGCCTGCATTACCTACAGAAGCGTTACCTCCATCTGATCCGTTACTATTGCCTGCTTCTCCCATTTTTATTTTTTTCTGTATAAAAACTATATTTAGTTACTATCTTGATTGGCTAATTACACACTTTTTTTATTGTTTTTCATGTAATTATTACATAATTATCAAAATAGTTTTCTATATTTGCACTATATACATTAATAAATAATACTATGGTAGCAGATGTAGCATACAGCAACGATCCTTTTATAGCGAAGCATAGAGATATTTACATATTCTACAGTTTACTTATTAAGCATTTAGGAGAGAAAGCAAGAAATATGAAGAGAAAAGATTTATACAACATAGTCTCTCAACATTTTTACATTGCTCCTAATATGGTAACTCGTATTATTAACCGCATGGCTAGATTTAGGTATGTCCCCAATAAAATAGAGATAGAGGAATATAAAGATAGAGTAACTCAGTTAAAAAAGGTTATAGGGTGTCTGATTTATTAAAAGTTATAAAAGAGAATAAAAAGAGGAATGAAACTCTTGATGCTGTTTATGATCCTTTAAATGGCATTAATTCTCCTATTGACAGATTTGAATTTACTGTAACAGACGGCTTTACTATCTTATTACCTAAAGAAATGTTGGAGATAGAAATCATTAACGACATTCTACAATACCCTTCCCTAGAAAAATTTGTAAAAATTAAATATCCTGGAAATGAAGATAAAATAATAGAGTTATTCGAGTTTATCCAGGAAACAAGAGATAAATACGATTTTGAGTACTGGTCTTATACTAAAGCAAAAATAAAACCCAAAGAAGGGGGTGTAGAAATACGCTTTAAACTTAATAGGCCACAAAGAAGGGTGCTTGCCAAACTAGAGAAAATGCGAACTTCAGGAGTACCTATCAGGTTAATAATCCTTAAAGCAAGACAATGGGGAGGATCTACTCTTGTTCAAATATACATGGCATGGATTCAGATAATACACAAAATAAACTGGAATAGTCTTATTGCTGCTGATGTTAACCAACAAGCAATAAACATCAGGAAAATGTATAAAACTCTTACAGAACATTACCCGGATGAAGAAATTGAACTAAAAAACTTTGAAAGTACTGTTAATATAAAAGAGATAAAGTCCAGGAAAAACAAGATTACTATTGGATCTATGCAAAAGCCAGAAACAATCAGAAGTGATGATGTTGCAATGGCCCATTTATCAGAGGTAGGTTTATGGAAAAAAACTGATGGCAAAGAGCCTAAAGACTTAGCACAGGCAATTTTAGGTACTATTGATTATAAACCTTACACTATCTATGTATTAGAATCTACTGCAAAAGGTGTTGGTAATTATTTTCACAAAGAATATACAGATGCAGTTGAAGGAAGAAACAATCTACAGCCTATATTTATTGCATGGCATGAAATAGAAAGGTACAGGTCGGCCCCATTAGAGGACAAAGAAGCAAAAGAGATTTATAAAAGCCTGGATGATTATGAAACATGGCTTTGGAACTTAGGAGCAACATTAGAAGGGATAAAGTGGTATAGGGCAAAATTAAAAGAATATAGTGGAGACACATGGAGAATGAGGTCAGAGTTTCCTTCTGATGCTATGGAGGCATTTCAATCCACAGGAAGAAGAGTTTATGCTCCTTCATTAGTTGAAAAAACAAGAGCAAACTGCAAACCCCCACAATACATAGGTCAGTTATTTGCAGATGGAGCAAAAGGAGAGGAAGCCTTAACCAATGTAAACTTTGAGGAAAACAACAAGGGTGAGTTTTGGGTATGGGAGTTGCCAGATAAATCTGTTAAGTGTCAACATAGATACATTGTTTCAGTAGATATTGGGGGAGCAAGCAAAGGTGCGGACTGGTCAGTTATCCGGGTGCAAGATAGGTATTGGATGCTGTTTGGTGGTGTGCCAGAATTTATTGCTACATGGAAACTCCATATTGATCAAGACCTTTTAGCATGGAGAGCATGCCAGGTAGGAACATTCTACAACGATGCATTAGTAGTATTCGAAAATAATAGTTTAAAGAAAAATAAAAACACAGAAGGAGAAGGGTTCTTAACCATCCTGAACGAAATAGCAGACTATTATCCAAACTTATACATTAAAGCCTCTCCACAGGATGCAGTAAAAGAGGGCATGCCTGTTAAATATGGCTTTCACACAAACTCTGCAACAAAAGACATGATTATCAATACTAAGATTGCTGCAATGCGTGATGATGAATATATTGAACGTGATAGCCGGGCATGTGATGAATCAGACACATTTGAGAGGAAAGAAGATGGATCTGTAGGAGCAGTAGATGGGTGTCATGATGATATTGAAATGTGTACAGATATTGGTCTATGGGTAAGCCTTAAAGATATGCCTATGCCTTTTATTGTTGATGAAGAGGGCATGAAGCAGCGAAGGAGAAAGAAAAAGACAAAAACCAAAGGAGCAGCAAGTTTTTAAAAAAAAAAGTTATGTATTATAATACAACATCTAAAACAGGAAAGGACCTAAAGAGGGCCGAAAAAAAAGCAGAAACTCAAAAGGAGATAATACTTAAATTATTCAAGGAGAAAAAAATGCTTTCTGCATCACAAGCCTGGAATCTTTTTACCAGGCAAATAAACAAATCTACTCCGCTTACTTCTATCAGAAGAGCAATAACAGACTTAATGAATGAAAACTATTTAAAAAAGACTTCATTAATGAATATAGGGGTTTATGGAGATAATGAGCATATCTACATGTTAAACATAAAAGAGATCAATTTAAAAGCAATTAATGCAATTAATTCAATAAAAATATAATTATGAGACATATTATTAGATTGTTATATAGGGAGTTTATACTACCTATTAAGGAACAATGGAAAATCCAATCTATAAATAGAGCAAGGAAAAGAGCAATAAGACTTGCTGACTATAGGGCCTCCATGAGTAATAATAAGAAGCACCTGGTATTGGCCGATGCTTATAATAACTTTCACATAGTTAACCGGGAGGATTTTAAGTTTGGTAAACTTCCTCGAAGGGGAAGGTTTGATAAAAGGACAACATGGCAAATGCTATGTGATAATGCAGTTTACATAACATCATGCTGATAATCTATATCTTAATATTCTTAGTCATTATAAACTACATCAATCCTAATATTGATGCTAATAAAGATGGGGATATAATTATATGGTATGGAAATAAGACTAGAAAATACATAATTATTCACAAAAACAAAATACAATGAACAAAGTATTATTAGTAGGAAGAGTAACAACAGATCCACAGGAACACACATTTGAAAACGGCAATGTTAAAACCAGTTTTGGTTTAGCAACTAAAGAGAGTTACAAAGACAAAAACGAAGATTGGCAAGAGACAACAGAGTTTCACAATATCGTAATGTTTAAAAAAACCCGGTTTCAAAAAGGAGACCTTGTATCTATTGAAGGAAAAAACAAAACAAGATCCTTTGGAGATAGTGATAATAAGAAATATATCACAGAAGTAGTTGCAACACACACCGCTTTAGAATCAAGGCCTAAATAATGAATTATCTACAGCAACATAACGAAGTATTAACCTGGCATGTTAAACTTGCCTGGTTAATACCTCTCGGCAACCTCTATTGCACAGGTAAAGGCATCCTACAAGAAATTAAGGAAGCCCCACTACAATTTTCTAATAAATCAACCCTAGAAAATCTTGATTCATTTATTAAATGCAGATATGGAAAGGAAGCCCCTAAAGGTGAAGTGGCAATACATAGAACAGATAAACCCTTAATCATTAAAGATCAGAAGTTTTTTTAATTAAAACAATAAACGCATGAAATCATTAAACGGATCAATTATCGAGTACTGGAATACAATAGTATATCTTTTAACTATTATTTCTCTAATCGTAAGATTATGGTGGAGGAAAAAACAACCAGTAAACTATTATGCTGTTGATTTAGAAACTCCTCTATTAATTATTGGAGGAATAGTGTTTACTCTAATATGGGGAGGTATATTCTGGTGGTAAAAAACATGAAAACATACGTAATAACAGTATCCGAGAAGTTTCCTAAGTCTCATATAAGAGCAGGAGAGTACACACTTTTTCCTTTTCAAATATTGACGAAACAAAAAAAACATACTATTAGGGCTAACTATGAACTGTGGGAGAAACGTTTTGAGAAAATTAATAAGGGTGAAGCAGTACTTTCTGTTAGAAGGTGGGCAGGAAAACCATACAGGTCTAAACAGGTAGAAATATGCCTCCTTAGTAATACCGATAAAATAGGTATTCAGAAACTTGAGTTTGATAAAGGACAATTTAACGCAATGCTTGTAAATGGTAAACAGTACTTTGCTCACACTGACAATAATATTGCCATGAATGACGGACTTTCACTCAAAGATTTTGAAGATTGGTTTAAAGGTTACGATCTATCAAAACCAATGGCTATTATACACCTTACAGGGTTTAGGTATTCTGCCTAACTAGCAGATATGAACACTTAACTCTTAAATAAATACTAAAATGGAAAAGACAAATTTAGATAGAGTAAACGAATATTTTAAAGAACATAAACTCTTTAGCGAAACATACAGAATTGCAGCCAAAGAGATTTTGGATAGATACCAAAAGGAGCAATTAAATATAGGTGTTGTTAGCAATAGTGCGTTGATTGACTACATTGAAAATGATGCAGAAATAGCAATGCCGATAGATGAATTTTTCAACGAAGATGGAACGCACATAACAAAGAAACAATATGGCAAAGTGCTACTTAAATACTTAGTGAAAGAACTTAGGGAGCATTATTGCTAACTAGCAGATATGAACAATTAACTATTAAAGAATAAAACAATTAAAAAA